AACAAATGAAAACATTGAAGCGTTCATTAAAGAAGTTTTATCAGCAAAACCAACAAGGTATGATGTTCTACATATTTCTATTCCTGCACTTGATAAAGATGATGAAACTACTGCTCCGTATCATAGTCTCTACACTACAGAGTATTACAGATTGAAAAGAAAAAAATACTTTGCAAGGAATGAAGATCACATTTGGTATTCAATCTATCAGCAAGACCCGAGACAAAAAGGTTCATTGCTATTCAAAGATTTCAAGAATTGGTATTACATAAAAGACTTGAAGAAGTTTCAATTTTCAGGTGGTGTTTCTTATTTAGATCCTTCAGGCAAAGGTAGAAACAATACTTGCATGGGATTGGCTAGAACTATTGGTGAAAATATTTATATTATGCCTGAGATAGTTTATACTCCAGAAAAACCATCAGAGTCTAAAGTAGAAGTTATAAATTTTATCAAGAAGTTTTACAAGTACATTGATATGATAAATGGTGAAGGTAATGGTGGTGGTGATCAATATTGTGAATCAATCAATGAACAACTTGATGAACTAGAAAATATCCAAATTGGTATTGATATTATTAACACAGACCAAAACAAAGAACTGAAAATATTTCTGGATTCAGATTGGATTTTAACTCATGTACATTTACCTGCTGAATTTGATGAAGATGGTAAGAGACAATACGAAATAGATTCTCCAATGGATAGATGCAGAAAAGCCTTGACAAAATATATCGGAAAGGTTGAAGGTCAGTTTGTGAGAAATCAAGAAGATGACTTTCTAGATTTCTTATGTGGTGTTAAAGCAATGGTTAGTGAAGGTAATGATGAGTTTAGTGCTGAATATTACTAGGAGTTTATATGGCTGGAAAGGTTACGAAAGAAAATAAAATAGATCCTTCATTGATGATGAACCCTGATGATTTCAACTATGAAGATTATCCGTTTACATACATGATTAAGAAAGATTCAGGCGAAATAAGATTAATGAAAACTGGCAAAGAATTGCCACTAGAAGTTAGAGAATACTTTAACAATCAATCAAATGCAATTACTCCACCTTGGGTTCCAAATGAATTAGAATACCTGATAAGATACAATCATACTCATAGGCGTTGTATGGAATTGAAGGCTACTCTAATTGCAGGGTTTGGTTATGATTTCCGCAATAAGAAGCATAGAAATTATAAGAAACTTGAAAAGTTTATGAAGCGACCTAATGAAGAATTTGGCAATACTGGTTCAAAAATAATGATTGATCTTCAAAGACAGAAAGGCATTTATGGTTATGGTCCTGTTATTATAAACAAAGCATGGGATGTAATACAAATGTTCGCTGCAACTAATACAAAATCTACATTCATCATTCCTAAAATGCGTAATGGAGTTAGAGCAACTGGAGTGCAGAAGTATGTTCAGGTATCTTCGGAGCAAGGTTTTAATCCAGTAGAGTTCTATCCTTATGATGGATTCCCACAGCCTGGAAAGAGCTACATGTATTGGATTGGACACAAGAAAATATCAAGTTCTTATTATCCTGAGCCAGTTTATCTTTCAGCTAAAGACAAAATTTATGAAGATATTTATGTTGATAAAAACAATATAGATTTCTTTATGAACAGAGCTATGGGAGATTTTGTTATACTATTCTCTGGAGCAAAGTTAAACACTAAAACAAAAGATAAAGTTCAGGCTGATTATAAAAAAGACTTCGCGAATGTTAAGGGAATTGGCAATCAGCATAAGACAATGGTTCTTCATTCTCCTGGCAAAGACGCTAAGATTCAAATTGTAGATCTTTCAAAAAATGAAGATGGTCAATATTCAGTAAGACAAGCTAATCTTGAATCTGCTATTGCTAGAGCTTGGGGAATAACTCCAGCGTTGATATCTTTAGTTAAAGGTGGAAGTGGTTTTGGTGGAGGCGGTGTTGCTATTGCAGACTTGTTCCTTGAAAATCAGATTATGATTAGACCAGAGCAACATGACTTTGAAGAAGATATGAACTTAATCTTTGAATCTCTATTTGGTTTCAATCCAGATATAAAATTCAGAACAATCGATACTAACAATCAAAAAGACATGGCTGTTATTCTTAACCAAATTATTTCTTCAGGAACTCCGATTGCTAAGAAAGAAGCAAGAATGTATGTTCATGAACATGGACTTATGGAACTTGAAGATCCAGAAACAATTCCAGATGATGAAGATAGAGTTGTACCTAACACAAGAACACAAACAAATATCGATGGTGACAATAGGCCAGATGGCAATACAGATGTTAATGCAGATGATATTACTACGATTGATGAGAATAAAAATGAAAATTGAAAATAAAAGTCTTGACAAAATGAATTTAACTTCTTGTACAATAGAAACGTGTATGAGTAGTTGCCATTGAAGGAGGTTTTATGGCAAGGGAACTAAAAAACGTTGAGGTACAATTCGTATCTTACGTTGATAAAGCTGCTAATAAGAAAAAGTTTTTCCTATTAAAAAGCGAAGAAGATATTCAACCTGATTTTGAAAAAGAAGTTAGAATACTTACCAAAGAAAATGATCCAAAGAAATTAGTTTATGGCGTTGTATATGCTCCTGATGAAATCGATAGCCAAGGTGATATGATGAATGCTGAAGAAATAGAGAAAGCATGTCATGGCTTTATGAAGAACTTCCAGAAAATAGATGAGCAACATAATTTTACAGAAGGTGCAGGTGCTTTGGTTGAATGTAGTTGCCAGTTAGCAGATATTGAAGTTGGCGGAGAAACAATAACTAAAGGCACATGGACAATAGTAACAGAAGCTACTGATGAAATTTGGGAGAAGATTGAGAAAGGTATTTATACTGGTTATAGTTTAGCTGGTATTGCTGGTAAGTTAATTGATAAGAAAGAAAAAAAATTCACAGATGTTATGCTTAAATATGCAAATAGAGATATGGAAATAATCCTAAAAGACTTTAATTCTTCTATGGAGGAAATGAAAAACAACGATTTATTTGCTCCAATGGATGTTCTCTGGAAAGCTATATGGGATGCAAGATGGGAAAATGAAGATCATTCTGCTTTTAAAAAAGCTGTTAAAAAAGTATGCAGTCAATTTTATGATTATATAAATAAGATGAGCTTTGAAACAATAAAAAAGGAAGAAGCACAAATCCAAGAAGGAGATGAAGAAATGGATGAAAAGCAAACACAGGAAATGATTGATAAAGCTCTTGAGCCAATTGTTAAAGCACTTGGTTTAGAGAAAGATCAAACATTGTCTGACGTGATTCAAAAAGCTATTGGAGAAATTGAGCCCTCTACACCAATAGTAAAGGATGCAGAGGGTAAAGAAATAAATATTGTAGAAATGGCAAAGTCTGTAGCGACTATGGTTGAAAAGAATACTGCGTATGACGAAACTATTGAAGCAATGAAAGTTTACATGACAGGAAATCCAGAGCAAGGGCGAGTAGTTGTTGAGGATAAACCTGTAGAAAAGTCTGATGCCGCTAAAAAAGCTAATTTGGCATTATAGGAGAGAATATGAAAACTGATATTAACGATGTATTAAAAAATCTTACTCCAGATCAAGCTCTTGCTTTAGCTGATTATGCTATTCAGAAGACTATGGACAGTAGGGGTAAACCTGAACCAGTAGTAAAAAAACAATATGTAAATGAAACTGCTGCTGAGTTCCTTTTATTTATGGGTATGGACCCTATCACTCAATATGGTGTTCCACTTAGTAAAGCATATCAAGAGTACTATCATCCTGAGCAAGTAGAGAAAGCTGTTGGTGACTTCTCATCTTACTACCAACATCTTACAAACTGGAACCGTAATGATTTGCTTACTGGTTCTCGAGCAAAAGAATTTTGGGATTTAGTGTTTGATTATTCTTCCGAATTCGTAAAGAAAATTACTTTTAAAACTGGTGACGAACTTACTTATCCAATCGATATCTGGGGATCTATTGAAGAAAATATGATTGATAGTTTGGCAGTTGGTTCTCAACCTACCGGAGCACAGCTTAAAGATCAACTTGGTGTAATTGGTAAAGAACTGTTTGCAAGACGTATGGAAAATCAGTTTAACCTTCCTGAACTTGACATTATGAATAACCTTTACAATCCTAATTTTGAAAATGAAATTACAGCAAGACGATTAGTTGGTATTAACAATGACCTTCTTAGAATCTGGACTAATGGTACAAGCGATGATTATACAAGTGTTACTTGGGCTACTTATACAAGTAATGACATGTACAGATTAAGCATAGGCTGGATTAAAATTATCCAAGATAGTTGTGGAAGCTGGACTAATAGCAATGCAAACGCAATTGTTATGGGTGCTCTTGGCGACAAAGTTACTGCTAATAAAATCAAGATTGAAGGTATTGGCTGGATTAATACTTACACATCTGATTGGGCTACTGTAGTTGATGGATGGCTTGGTGTTACTTCTACCGTTACTGTATCTTCTGGGTTGAAAATTGATGGTGCTGGTTATGCTCGTAAAGATGGTGTAGAAGTTGTTCCTAATTCACTTGGTAAGTTTGTATTTACTGAGATTGGTGAAGATGCTTCTTCTTCTGTTTATGGTGTTGTATTAGGACAAGATGGAACTATTCTTGGTTCTTCTACTGCTATTACTGGTGCTGGTACTACTCACCAAGTAGA